ACGAAATAGTCAGCCATCGGCGACCCCCTTGAACAGCGCGACCATCGCCGCCGCCGCCTGATCGACGAACGCCGCGAGCTTCCCCGACGGCAGCGTTTCGAGCAGGTCCGAAATCAGGACCGCGTTCGCGCCGGTGCAATCCACGATCGCGTCGCCCGTCTCGGGGTCGCAAAAGCAGACCTCGATCAGATAATCACTCTTGATCGTGATCGTCTTGTCGCCGGGGATCGGCGTGATTTTCAGCGGGTTTAGGTCCACGCGATCGCCCCTTAAATCAGGACGTAGGTAAGCTCCCCGCCGACCGCGACCGCCGCCGACAGGTTAAGATTGAGCGACTCCCCCGCCGCCGTTTCAAACACGCCAACAGGGCAATACGCCCCGCCGACCGCCGCGTATTTGGGCAGCGTTCGAGGCCCGGCGATATCCGTCGAGCCCGACCGCCAGGTTGCCTCCACCTCATCGGAGGCCGAAAGCCCCCATCGGAGAACACGGATTTTCTTGCCCTCGACCCCCGCGACGATTTCGTTGTCGCCGCTCGCCGAGGCGTCAATCGCCGCGAACAAGGGCGTTAAGGCGGTCTCGCCGTTGTAGACGGTGGAGCCGTCCACCCCGGCGGAAACCCGCCCGACGAGGTTGGCCCCAGCGGCCAGGCCGACTTGCCAATCGCCGCCCTGGCGCACCGTCGCGTTGAGATTCGCCGCCGTCGTTTGCGCGACAACCACGGACCCCGAGACGCCGACGTTCAGCGCGCCCCCCTGAGTGATCGCGACGGTTGACCCCGACGCGAGGGTCACGGCGCCGACGAGAGAGACGGGCAAACCGTGGGCGCCGTCCACGGTCTGGATTTCGCCCCCTTCCGACTCGACGAAATACGCGGGCGCAACCCCCATCCAATTGCGTCCGTCCGCGTCCACGACGGATTGCCACAACAGGCTTTCGCCAATAGCCGCGATCGCGGCTTGCAGGTCGGCGAAGTCGCCCGCCGTCGGAGTGTTCCAGGCCGCGCAGCCTTGCTCCAACGCCACATCTTCAAAGCCGTCGATCGCCCCCGAGACAAGCAAATCGTCCCCGTCCCGGCCGTAACACCGAAGGATGGTCTGGGGCGAGGCGTTGTAAAACACCGAGACGCGGAGCGGAGCCAGTTCGGTCGGATCGCCGAACGACGCCGCTTCCCCCGGCTTCAGCTTCAAACGCCCGTCGCCGGGGGCGTAAGCTTCGCGGAGTTCGCCCCGAGCGTTGTTGATGTGCCAATACATTAGCCCGACGCCTCCAATTTCTTCTTCCGGCGCCTCGCGCTTCTCCTCGCTTCGGCGCCGCACCGTCGGCCGCATTTGCGGCTCATGTGGTCATAGCCCTCCCCCAGCTTGGCGCGGCACGCCGCGCGAGCCCGCTGAAGTCGCGACTCAAGAACCCCGCGGGTCAAGCCGAGCGCCTCGCATGTTTGGCTCGGATGTCCGTCGAGCGTGCTGAGGATGGCTTCCCGGTGGCTCGCCGAAAGGGACGCGACGACTTCCCGCGCGTCCAACGCCGCTTCGAGGTCGACCCGCCGAGGCGTCAACAGCGCGAGATCGACGGCCAGGTTGACCGCGGGCCGACGGATTCGCTTGCGGATGTAATTGGTCATCCCGTAGCGAGCCACCTTTCGGGCCGGGATGGACCAGTCTTTACCGCGAGAGAGCCACGCGAGAACGGCCAACCGACCCTCTTGCGCCAAGTCTTCGGCCTCGATGGTCGAATCCGTCCGCCGCGCGAAATGGATTGCGTCCCGGCGGATCGCGGCTTCGATGTCGTCGGGCATGTCCATGCGCTAAGACCCCGGAACCGCTTCAACGCACGAGGCGACGGCCCAAACGCCGCGTTCCTCCACGTTGATAACGCCCTTTATGTTTAAAACTCGATTCGTCCCCACGAAGCGGAACCGCCCCGTCGGGTCGAGCCAGGGCCGATAACGCAACGTAACTTCGTGCGTCACTTCCGCGTTGACTTGCTTCGCCCAATAGCCCTCGCGGCCCGCGAGGGGATTGACGTTCGCTTGAATGGTCGCGACCGCGACCCAGGTTTTGATCGACTGGCCCCGCGAGTCGCGGGCGCTTTCCGGCCGCTCATAAACCAGGATGGAGCGAAGGGAGCCGGGATCAATCATCGTGGATGGTTCCCCCACCGCAGACCCGCGACCAGGGATTGAACCGTAAACGGCAACTCCCCAAGCGACCGAGGCCCAACCGGCAAGCGGTGTTCATGCCAGAGAACAACCAGCATCAGGATTGCAAGTTTCGCTTTCGCCGGAACGTCGCCCGCCGTCCCATACCCCGCCTCGCAGGTCACCTTGACCGCTTGCCATCCGAACCAAGAGCCGCGAGGCCGAACGACGCCCGGAGTGCCCGTTTCCGCAATCCATTCCGAGCCGTCAAGTGGCGTCTCGACCCCATCGACGTCAACGCCGACAACCGAAAGCACGGACGCCACCGGCGCGACCGGGATTCGCAAATCCGGCCGCTCGAAAGGCCGGGGAAAAGTCGTCTCGATCGTTCGCGTGATGAAGGCCCGATCCGTCACGCCCTCGATTTGCTCCCGAGCCGACTGGATCAGCGTTTCGAGGACCGAATCCCCGTCGGTCAAGTCGGAGTCAACCCGCGCGTGGAGCTTCGCTTCGTCGAGCGCCACGGGTTCCACCGAGGGAGGAACCACGATTCGTGTTTTCATGCCTCCCACCTCCCCCCGAAAACCGCTCCTTAAACTCCTTCCCTCCTTCCGACCGGCCCGACGCCCGCGAAGTCAAGGAGCGGCCCCGAAAGGCCGCTCCTTATCACTCCTTCCGAGCGGTCGGAGCCCGGCGGAATTACGTCGTCACGATATCGGTACAGATGCAGAACGACTCGGGGTGGCGCAGATTCACGTCAGCCTCTTGCAGAGCGACGAACCGCACGTCCCCCGAATCGGCCATTGAATACGGATCGGCGACGACATCGAGCGGAGACATGAGAGCAATCATCAGTTCCGACCACACCGCGAAGATCGCCGAGCTAAGAGCGGTGCCCGTTCCCTTGGTGCCGTCGCTCGGCATCAAAGAGGTAATCGCGGCCGGATAGCCCGCGATGGGAGAGGTAATCAAGTCCGCGTCATACAGATACTTGGGGAAACCCGTCTCGCGGGGAGTCGCCGACCACTTCGCGACCAAAGCCGGGTTGACCAGCCAGGCCCGCGAGCCGTCGGGCGCGTTCGCCGTGTTCACCTTGCCGATCATCTCGTTGAGCTTCGCCCAGGTCATCGCGCCGCCATTGGTCCCCATCGCGACGGACCCAATCGTCCCGCCGTAGTTAAGGATGCCTTTTGGCTGGTTCGCCGAACCGGTGCCCTTGATCGCCGCCGCTTCCAGCGTCTGAGCGACCGTCGCCACCAGATCGTTAACCGCGAATTGCTCCCCGTTGAAAACCGACTGGTGGAGGAACTTTCGGCTTAAGATCGTATACGCGCCGCACGTCTTAGGGGTGAACGGAACGTAATCGACCGTCGCGTTGCTCTTGGTGATCGCCACCTGTTCGCCGACCCAGTAGCCCGAGGTTCCCGCGTTCTGGCGCGGCAGCTTGAAAGCCTGAGTCATGCCGTTGATGACCGTCGCCCCCAGCGACGCCGTTACCAGCTTCGCCCGCAACAGATCAATCAAGGTCGGTTCCGTAACCGTCGGGATCGCCCCAGCCCCCGTTGTGGTGGTCAGGTCGCGAAACCGAGCGCCCGACGGGATCGCCGAACGATGCAGGGGCGCGTCCCAGGGGATCAGGACGCCGCGAGCGCCGCCCCCGGATCGTTCGTTCAGCTCTTGATGCGTTTCCGCCTCGATGCCGTCGAACCGCCCGCCGCCGTCGCGAAGGTGGAGCGCGCCCGCCAGCGCTCGGAGAACCGAGTACCCATGCCGCCCGTTGCGTGTGTTGGCCGGATCGTTATGAGGCAGGGCGTTTTCATTGTGCGATTCGAGCGACCGGCTTCCGGCCCGATTCCGGGGCGCGTTGCCCCGCTCGCGGAGAGAAGCGACGGCCGAGCTTCGTTGCTCGATCGCTTCAATCTGGTCGTAGAGCCCTTCCGCTTCGATCCTCGCCGCGTCAAAAGCCGCCTGATCGTCGGCGCTCGGTTCGTCGGCCGCTCGCATCCGAGCTTCGATTTCTTCGGCCCGTTGAACGGCGGCGGCCGCGCGCTCGCGCATTTCTTCCAGAGTCATATTAGCCTTTCTTGATGGACTTCAATTCAAGGGCCCGCCGCCGCGCGGCCAAGGCCAAGAGACGAGAACGGTTTTCCGCCAGAGACTTCCCCCGGCGGCGCTCCGCGTCGGCGCGAGAGCGAACGTAGGCGTCGGTTTCCACGAAGGCGGGGTAGGTCACAACCGAAACGTCGTACAGATCAACCGAAGTAACCTCCCGCTCGATAATCACGACCCGGTTTTCGACGCGCCGGGAGACGACCTCGCCGCCATCGCGGGGGAGGTAAGCGATGGACATTCCCGACAGGTCGCCTCGCTCCAACAGGTGGAGCGTTTCGCGGCCGTTGGCGGTTTCCGGCGGGTCGATTTCCGACCAAAGGCCGGTTTCATCCTCGCGGAGCCGAAGCGTCCCCGAGCGGGTCCGGCCCAGCAGGAGCGTCGGATTATGATCTCGAAGCGCCCGCACGTCTTGATTCGCCGCGAGAGCCGCCGCGAACGCCCCAGGCCGGATGACCTCGCGTTCGACGTAATCGCCGAGGTCATAAATAGTCGCCCATGAATCAAAAACGGCCGCATGGCCGACGATGCGAGGCCCGCCCTCCCCCGCCCCATCGACGGACAATCCGGCGTTGGCCCGTCGGCGGATTTTCGCGCTCACGTTTGCATGGCCCCCGATTGTTCGGTTGAAGGTGAAGGCGAGTCGGTTCCCGCCATGTTCAAAGGCACGAAGAATTCATCCCCGCCCTCGCGCGGCGCGTAGCCCTCTTTTGCGCGGACCTCATTGGGATTGATCGCCCCGATCGAGAAGAGGGCGCGATACATATTCGCGCGGCCCGTTGAGTCGGCCCGCATGAACGCCGAGAAGTCATGCCGAAACGTGAATCCGTCGGCTATCTCCCGTTCGGTCAAGAGCCTGAGATTCAAGCTTTCCTCGAACGCCCGAGCCCAAGGGAGAAGCGTCGTCTGGCTGTATTCGAGATTCGACGCCTCGATTGTCGAGTAGTGAGCCCGGCTGAAATCCATGACCTTGTGAGGCGGAACCCCAAAGATTCGACATATCTCTAGAATTTGGAATTGCCGAGTCTCGATGAACTGCGCCAACTGAGGGTCGATCGTCCCCCGGATGAAGCCGAATCCAGGGGGGAGAATGCCGAGCTTCCCCACCTTGTCCGAGCCGGTTATCCCCGCCGAGAACGATTCGAGAAACCGGGCATAGTTTTCCTCGCCCATGTCATGCGGCGCGGTCACCAGGCCGCTAGGGAAGGCCCCATTGCCCAGGAACGAGCCGCCAAAGCGTTCGGCCGCGATCGTCACCCCGAACGCTTGTGGGTGCAATTCGGCGGGAGAATACCCGCGAATGCCGTCATACCCGAGGCCCGCAACATGCAGGATCGAATCCCGATCAACCGGCGACCCGTTGACGCGATAGCCCAGCCGCCCCTCGTTGTCGAAAGGCTGGACCGACCACGGATCAAGGATATAAAGATAGACCGATCGACCGTCCCGCGACGAAACAATCTCCGCGTACCCGTTGCCCCATCCGAGGGTGTTTCCGATCAGCGCTTGACGCCAGCAAGAGGGGGTTGAATCCCCGCCGTCGGGAGAACGCCGAAAGAGCGAGTAGCAACGATGCTTCTTCTCCGGGACGCTGGCCCCGTCGCCGTCGTCGCGAACAACCACAAGAGGCATGGAAGCCAGGTCGGATGCGATCACGTTCACGCAGCGCCGCGCCGCCGCGATCGACAGGACCGCCCGCGCGTCAACGTCAACGCCCGTTGTATTGACGCCCCAGCCGAAGCCGAGGCGTTGCGAGCGGAGAAGGGACAAGACGGGATCGCCCGGCGCGGAGCGAAACCGACCCATCGCGCCCGCGATGCGTTTCAACCAATTCATGCGGACCTCGAATCAGACCCAGCGGACTTCGTAAGCGGAGAAGGGCTTGAAGCGGTTCGCTTCCTCGCCGCCCTCGCCGTCGTAACCAATCACGTCCATCAGGCCAGCGAGCCCTTCCGCCAAGGCAACCATGCCGTCGATGCGGCCGGTTGATTTGTGTTTGGCGAACATCATGTTTTGATTCTTGTTGTTGATGTCCACCACGACGTTTGACGCGCAATAGGCGAGTAGTGGGTTGCCCCCATGCCGCAGGAGCCGACGCAACATCAGGTTTTGAATCGTCTTGACCGGCCGGTGAAAGGACTGGTTTCCCTGGATGAACCAGCGAAAATCGAGCCCCGCCGCAACCAGAGAATCGCCGACCTCGCGGGCATTGTACTGGTCGCTATGGATTCGACGCAGCTTGCCGCCCAACGCTTCCGCGTCTTCGAGGATGAAATCGCGGATCACAAGAGGATCAATAATCGGCCCAGGAATGAGCCGAACCCACCCGCGTTCCGCGTACTCCAGATAGGGGATATTCTCTTCTCGTTGCCGCTTGATCGCCGTCTCTTCGGGAATCCAAAACCAGGCCCGCGCGTCGATGCCGTCCTTGACCGTTCCCGAGACCCGCACATAAGCCGTCAGATCAACCGCGCCCGACAGGTCGAGCCCCGCCGCCCACACTTCCCCGGCTTCCTTGATCTCCGCGTCCGGGCGCGTTTCGGCTTGGCTGTGCCAAACCTCCATATCGATCCACTTGGGAGCCACTTTCTCCCAGATGTTTAAATTCAAACGCTTGAAATTCGCCAGGTCGGCCGGGCCGTTGTCCTTCGCCCTTTGCAGGTCGGCCGCGAAGTCTTCCTCGGAGAAGATGACGCCCATTGACGGGTTCGCCATCCTCCAGACGCGCCGATCGTCGATATCCGGGTTCTTCTCCCGAGGCCCATGCACCACGCCCAAAAAGCGAACGTCGATCCGAGCGCCGGATTCAACGTCGAGCGCCCGCTTGTGTTGCTGGTAACAAGGGTGGTTGTCGTCGGGTTCGCCCGCCGTCGTGATCGACACCAGGAGCGGTTCCAGACGCGACTTGCCCGCGTACTGGAAAACGTCCCAGAGCTTGCGGTCGGGTTGCCGGTGCAACTCGTCAAAAACCGTGAAGGACGATTGAAAGCCGTCTTTCGAGCCCGATTCAGAGCTATTGGCCTTTAGCCGCCCGTTCTTCTCGGGGTAGAGGATTTCATGAAAGCTTTCGCGTATCTTCGCGCGTTTGAACAAGCGCGGCTCCAGCTCGACCATGCTTTGGACCGGCTTGAATACCGGCCCCGTTTGGTCGCGCGCCGATGCGTTGATGTAAACTTCCGGCGCGTAAACCCCGTCGGCGAACAGGTGATAGCACGCGAGCGCCCCAATCAATGGCGACTTGCCGTTTTTCTTCGCGACCTCCAAATACGCCTCACGGAACCGCCGCAAGCCGGTTTCCGCATGAACCCAGCCGTAGAGCCGCCAGATAAAATCTTGCTGCCAGCCCATCAGCTTGAGCGGTTCGCCCGCCCAGCGATCGACGTTCAACCGACAGAGCAATTCGATAAAGCCCTGGACATGCAAGGCTTTCTCGGGAGACCAGGCGTAGCCCTCTTCAATCGCCCGTTCGTCGGATTTCGTCCGCATGGGATCGAAGGTTTCGATATCCAAGCGTTCGGAGCCGAGAATCATGACAGGTACCTATTCGCCGGGTCATCGTCGCGCGCCACGTCTTCAAGCGTCGTCACCCGACCTCGATCCGAGGGGGACAGGCCCAGCATCGACGCGAACCGCCCCAGTCGCGTTTCGGCCCCGCTGCGCACGCCAAGCAGGGGATGCGCTTTCGTGGCCCCCGTCATTTCATTCATGACGGTGTAGCCCTCTCTGGCGAGAGCCCGCGTGCATTCGGCCACTTCCGCCCACGCCAGGCAGTAACAGGCCAAGACGCCCTCATCGGCTTGACTCAGGATGTTTTTGTCCGAGAGCAGCGAAACGAGCCGATCCCAGATCAGCGAGGCGTCGGCGTTGTTCGAGACGAAATCCGGTTTCTCGGGTTCGCCCGCCGACCGGATCGAGGCGAATGGACCGGCCCCCACCGTCCGAGCCGCGTTCGCCTTGAGAACCCGTAGCTTCGGCGGGTCGGGTTTCCTGCCGCGCGTCGCCATAGCTCAAACCTCGCTTACTCGGGGGATTCCCAGAGGAAGCTAGGATCGAACCCCCGGAACTTTTGCAGGTTCCGCAAGGCGGAATCCCGGATTGACACATAAGGATTGTTGATCGGATTCCCCGTCCGAGGGTGCTGAACAATCGCGCCGTGTTCCTGGATGTTCGCCACCGCCTTGCGGTATTCGACGAACGTATCCGCGTAGAGCTTCGCCCGATCCGCGCGCACCCCGCGAGCCTGAAGCGCTCCCGCGACGGACTCGCTTGATTCCAGGTCTATGCTCGCCACGGCTTCACCCCCTTGAACATCCCCGGCAGTGTTGAGAATTCGTAAGCCTTGCCCACCGAGGTCGCGTTGTTGACCTCATCTTGGGTCGGATCGTCGGGAACGGCCGGTAGCTCGGATTCAATCCGAGCTACCAAATCGAATTCGGGACCGCCCTCGCTCACGTCCAATTGCTCGAATTGCGCGTTGCAATTGAAGTTCATCGAGCCGCGAAAGAGGATGCGATAATCATCGTTCCAGACCCGCGACATCTTCGCGTGATTCTTGACGATGCGCACGGAGTCATGCCCGAACCGCTTCCGCCAGTGGCCGACAACCCAATGCCGCTTGGCGAACTTGGAATTGTCGATCATCAAGCGAGCATATTTCAATTCCTTGCGAGCCAGGACGCCGCAAACCAACTCAACCTCATAGTCGGCGATTGCCCAGGTCCAGACCGAGATTGACGATGGCCCTATCTCATCGAGCGCGTGCAAAATCGCGTCGAGCATCGAGAATTGGCCGCGCGACACCAGGAACCGCGACATCCCCTTTTCAATCGGCCCGATTGCCTGTTTCGCCGCCAGGAAGGTTTCGACGGCCGATTCCCGCCGCGCCGTTGACGCATAGGCGGTTTTCGGCAACTCGGGTTCAACGGCTTCCCCCATCGGCGCGCATCCTCGCAAGCGTTTCTCGACTGTGGCACGATTGACAGAGGCTTTCGAGATTCGACATCGTGAAAGCCAATTCCGGCGCGTCGGCCAGGTCAACCTTATGGTGAACTTGGGTCGCCTCGTTGAGCCGCCCCGCGCCCCGGCACCGCTCGCAGAGCGGTTCGGCCCTTAGCTTCGCCGCGCGGCAACGCTTCCAGGCCGTTCGGTTGTAAAAACGATGCCGAGCGATCCGGCCCGCGTCGGTAAGCTTCGGAGCCGGAGGGCGATAGACCCGCGCCGGGTCGGGACGCTTCTCGCGGAAGACGATGGGCCGCTTCATTGTCGAATCCTCAAAACCCAAAAGCGCGGAGGCCGGAATCGAACCGGCGTCCCGGAGAGGGTTGCGCAACCCCGGAATGGACCCCATCCCACCGCGAGCCAGACCCGCCTTAGTCGGCGAATCCGTAGACGATCAAGACGATATAGCGATCCGCCTCGATTTCCGGCGGTGAAACGCGAATCTCAAGAGCGCCGCCGGGATCATTGGGAAGCTGTGTGCTTGTGTAAACATGAGGCGAAGCCACGACATCGGCCCCGCTCGCGCCGGGAAGCGGAAGAATCTCCCCCGCCGGAATCGCGTAGAGCCGGATTTCGACGGGGGGGCGATGCGTGGCCGGGTCATGGTCGGGGACGCTGAAAAGGGGCTCTCGCTCCGCGCCGGAGATGAGAGCGCCTTCATTCAAAAGAGTTGGGATCAGGTCCACCCGCTCCGATGGCTGATCGACCAATTCGGGAGCGGCCTGGAGGGTGAACGAGCCGCCGACAACCCAACGAAACCCCATAAACTTATGCCTTTCGACGATCAACGATGTACCACGGACCCGAGACGACGCGCGTTAGCCGCTTGGCTTTTTTTCCCCGCCCCCGCCCGGCGCGAACAAATCCATAATCTCGGATTTGAGCTTCACCGCTTTTCGCGACGAAATCTCTTCCTCGATTTGCTGGTAGGCCCGGCTTTCGGCCAGGTCATGCAACTCCTGAAAAGCGGAGCGGAGCGGAGCGGCCGGTTTCGGCTGGACAACCGACGCCGCGCGAGCGCCGAGGGAGGGAAAGAGAGCGACGACCACCAGCAGCGCCGCGCCCGCGAGAATCAGATAATGCACCAGCTCCATTCGCTCACTCCAAAGGATGGGGACGCCGCCGGGAGACGGCCAGCCAGAGCGCCGAGGCGAAAAACCCGCCCGCGAGCCCCCATAACGCGATTTGCTTCAAGTCGGGGCCGAGCTTGAGCGGACAGAGGCGGTTAAGCGGCCCCTCGAATCCCCGGCCTTGCTCGAACGCCTGTTTCGCCTCGCTGGCGGTCGCCGGATCACTAGCCCGAAGGATCAAGGCCCCGTCGTCGAGCTTGCTTGAGGCCACCCCGTTGATCGCGTAGGCTGGGACGCCCTCGATCGGAGCGGACACCGCTTCCGACTCGGGATAGAGCGGCAACGGGGGGCGCGGCGAGACGGGAGAAAACCGGCCCTCGCCGTTGAGACGGCCCCAGCCGAGAGCCGCCTTGCCGTCATGAACCGTCCACCGCCAAGTCGTCAGGTCGGGGGGAATCCCCGGGTCGATCGTCAGCCCGTCGGCCGCGACTTGAGACAGAAGGACAAGCGCCAGAGCGCTGGAAAACACCATTAAGCGGACTCCATAACGAGGCGTCGGCGGCGCGCCATCAACGCGACAACCGCCGACGCGATAGCGATAAGCAGCACCCAGGCCCCGGCGTCGGCGGTCGCCCGGTTGGGGTTGCGAAGCCAGATGAACAGCCACCCCGTTTGACCGTCGATGAACCTCGATTTGAAGTCGTCGGCGCTCATCCAGTGGTATTTTTCCGGGTCGTTATTATCGACAACGCAAGCGTATTGATCGTCGAGATGAACAACGCTTACGAAATGGTGGATGCCCTGCCAGTTGTATTGAATCCCGGTATTCATCGTCGCCGCGACCGGGTAGCCCTTGCGCGTGTACTCGCTGATTAGGTCGGTTACCCGACCAGACCAGCTAATCCACTTCTCATCGGGATAGAGCTTGCGGATATCCGCTTCGAGCTTCCCCGGATAGCTGCCGCCAGGCCGCGACTTGAGATAGCGCCACCATTCGGACGCCTTACCCTTCTCCATTCCGGGAACGCCCTGGTACCGGCCGTTGATAAGCAGGCTGGCCCCCACGCAAAGCCCATAGCCATCGACGGCCGATCCCTCATTGCGGATATGCATTTCGCCGGGAATGGGAACGTCGGCCTTGACGCCCCGAAATTCCGGCTTGTCGGTCACGACCTCCCACCGCCCGGACTGCGCCCCGCACGGAGCGACGGCCAGAAGGACCGACGCGACAACCCAAGCTAGTCTCACGTTTCCCACCGGCCCCCCTATGGCCCCATGCTTTTCTCGTTGCGGGTCAAGTCCCCATCCCCGCTTCCCCCGGCGCGGAGGAAGGCCCCGCCGCCC